ACATGAATTCTGTATTCAGTTCTGTCCAAAGATTGTATAACCATCTGTAGTTCTGTTTGGATTGACGAACCCAAATTGCACTAGGATGATTTACATGTGATGCTTTGTAAAGACTGTGTTCAAGGTCAGAATTCAATTTCCATCTTTTGATTTTACGTCCATTCTTAGTCAAACCATAATATTCTTCACCGTCCAATACACGATGTGCAGTAGACATGAGTTGAGCATATTCAATAATCATTTTACTTGCATGAGAATCCACATGCATCTCTGCACTTGTTTTTGCATCTTTGTGTAAGTAAAATATATTCATCTATTGCTCCCATCTATAGAAGATATGGTCTTCTATCTCTATTGTTTTAGTTTTAGTCTTTGCCCAAGACGGTGATACATAATCTGCATGATAATGTGTTGCACCATCTGTTATATCTAATAGGGTTATTCTACCAGAAACTAGTCCAGTTGTAAAGACATAAATTGAATTATATGTAGTTTTATCGTGTGGTGTATCTGACTTACCGTCACAATACCAACTAAACTGACATCTATGTCTCACTGGTATCAACTCACCAGTACCCTTCCAACTAGGTCTGTGTGGCCCCTGTTTTACAACTCCACAAATCGTATTTGGAAATCTTGAATCCTTTACACGATTAAGTGTTACTGACATCACTGCCATCTGTCCAGCCTGTGGTTGATTCCTTGCTTCGTGATACACATTCTGTGTAAGACATACTGCTTCTTTATTTAAAAACTCATTTATAACAAGTTTATCATCCATCTCTACTGGTGAAACAGTTATCAGAAGAGAGACTAATAGTTCATTAATTGACATCACATACCGTCCCAGCGTTGTGCCATGTTGCTTTACATCTAGGTTGACTAGGGTCAGTAAATGGCACTGGTTTTGGGTCAAAGATTTGACCCCAAATATTACCGTAATAAATCACTTGTACTTTATCTGTAGTATTATCAATAATGATTGGATTGTTGTTTGGGTCTTTTGTTTCCACAACAAATCCATCAACAGACAGAGTTGTTCCTTGGATAACATCATTCGCCTTAGCAATACCTGTAATTAACAGGAACGCCAAACAAGCAATTGTCATTAATATAAATTCTTTAAGCTTATTCATATTAGTTACTAACAATATTATTAAACTCAAAATGTCCACCGTGAGTTTCCTCAGTCTGGTCAATAACATCTTTTGCATAACTTCCAAAAGAATAACCAAACTTGTCGATTGCTTTCTGGACAATATTTTTTGGTGTATCCGTCATTTCACCTGTGTCTGTATAGAAATCATGTACAAAATCTTCTACATCCATCATTAAACTTTTCACTGCACTCATAATTAAACGTCCTTTCCGTCTATTGTTTTAAATCCACAACCAGCAACCACATATTTTTGATTACCGATTAACATTTGGTCATTCACTGAAGTAGAACGTAAACCATATGTCACACCATCATATACTGGAAGGTCAGACATCACAGTTACATTCTTATTGTAATCACCATTATTAATTGTCTCACCATTATCACCAGTAAGGATTTCACCTTTACTCCATGAACCAGCAAGATTGTTAGTCCACCTGTAACAGTATTCTAAAGTCTCAATTACAGATGGAAATTCTGGGACATCCACAAACGCAACGGTTCGTGGAGTGTCCTCAAATGCTGTATGAATAACTGCAACTTGTGTCATTACGCAGCCTCCAACATTGAAAATGGAACATTGTAACCAGACACAGCACCACTGATAGGGTTAGTCACCATATCGACAATTGCTCTTGTCTTGTTAATTTTTCTGATAGTGCCTGGAGTTTTCTTTGTTTTCTGAACAACATAAACTCTTTGTCCTACAGACAAGTCACCTTTATTTTTCATCACTTTGAGGTCAGAACAAAACTTCTGTAGTTCTGTCAATTCACCAACTGTCATACCCATTAGGGTTTTTTGCATTTCATTACTAATCATAATATTTCCTCTTTCTCATTATCAACATAGCTATTGTATCAAGCATTAAGCAAGATGTCAAGGCTTATTTTATAAAATATCTGCATCCCAAACTGACTGTGCATATTTGTCTTGCAGACGGTAAGCTTCCTTTTCCCAAGGAAGGTCGTAGTAACCAGTACCCTCAACAACGAAACATCTTTTCCAAGTTTTACCTTCGACATCCATTTCTTTTCTTGCGTACTGTTTAACGTGTATCATCTCGTGAACCACGGTTGTTACTAATTCTTTCAGAGTCAATCCCTTCTGGATTTCCAGAGTGAATTCTCTGTTGGTATCTTGCATATCACAATAACCAATTGCAGAGCCTGGAATGTTTTTTATCTCAACCTCAATATCTAAGGTTTTCATTCTAGGCATTAGTTTGTCAATCATATGAGCAACACATTTTTCTGCAATATGTCTCTCATGTTTAATCCCACCGACAACTGATATAACATTTCTATTTTTCATTATTGTGCCATTTTCTGTGCAATGTAACCAAAGAAATGCATTACATCACCGTTTTTAAAATCAATCTCAACTAACCTACTTTTTGTCATCTGTTGAGTTTTTGGGTGGAACGCTTTAATCTGTTCAATTACTGCACCCAAAGGAATCATATTCATACCCCACACAGGGCCTTTGTATTCAAATACATGTTCTATATCTAGGTTCTTTTCTTCGACTAGAGTATCTAACCATTTTTCAAACTTCATAATTTCTTCCTTTCTCATTAACTATACCTATATTATACATGTTCTCATAACAAATGTCAAGGCATTTCTTTAATTAAATGCAATTAAACTTAATAAAAGACTATTTAATGAAAACCCAATCGCATTAGATACGATGTACAAAGTATCTTTAGCATATATCGCTCTCACTAGAAACAAGAACAATCCTAACCATACTAATAGTATGAAGTTCAATGGTGGTAAGTTAGTTGACCATCCCATTAGAACAGAGATTGATGTTGGAGCAGTTGCTCCGTGGATGAGAATCATTCCCAACCATCCACAAGTTTCTGGTATATTCAAATTTTTCATCATATAATTTCCTTTCTTTCTTGATTATACTTATAGTATACATGTTATTAGAACAAAAGTCAAGGCCTTTTTTCAATTATTTTGGCCTAAAAAAACCCCCTATTCCATTGAGAAATAGGGGGTTCGAGAGTTAGGGCAACCGAGTGAGAGAGAGTTGAGAGAGGTTGTTCCCCTAACCGTTCTTATATAATACTACATGAGTATTAAAAAGTCAACACATTTTTAGAGCTTCTTCTGTAGTTTCTGTAACTCTACGAGTCCAACCCCTACCGAATGTCTCAAATGTTTTTAATTTTTCATAGTATGATTGACGTGCTTCTTGAAAGTTCTTGATAGTTGTTTCAAGACCATGTTCATCAATATACTCACCAAGTTTCCTTAGTGTATTGGGCCCGATGCCACCATCGGCAACAGTTCCAATTAAGGTTTGCAAATATTTTGCACTTCGTCCTGTACCAGCGTTTACTCCGAAATCGAATACGCAGAGGTCTAGCCCGTTTGGAATGTCATCACATTTTAGACGATTCCAATAATTCTTTTCGTAGATGGGTGCGGCATCCTCTACAGTTAAGTCTTTCATGTCTTTCGTATCACCGAAATCTTCATAAACTCTCTTGGTAATGCCAAGATTAGTTTCACCGCCTGGGTCTTTTGGATGGTTGACATAACCACCCTCGTGATGGAGAATCATCTCCAAACAATGTTGATAGTTATCTTTCATAGCTTTATTCCTTGTTGTAACTGTCGTTCCATTGGAACGCTTCTTTAACGACATTCTCAGAGAGTCCTTTGAATGCTTGATGTAGTTTTTTATCTTTCGCAGAGATAACGAGGTCAGCTTCACTTTTGTGTAGTCCTTCTAACATTTGGATAAACATATTTTCACGTTTGAATCCAACTAATGTATCGTCACCGCCTTTAACAAAACGATAAAGTTTTTTGTACTCTCTTCGTAGTACAGTGTGTTCAGTTCCTTCTTCAGCATCATTTGCTTCAAAAGGTACTTCACCTTGGGGAATCACCCATTCGATATTTGGGTCGAATGAGGATTTAATGATTACACGCAATGCATCGCAATCATATTTCTTTAAGAGTTCAACCTTCTTGGCCTTCGTCTTTGCGTTATGTACTTTCTTTAATACCTCAGAAAGTAGAGGTGTATAGGTATCTTGAACCATATTAAAAGTCTCCAATGTCATTCATAAGATTTTTCAATCTCTTTTTAATAAAATAATTTAGAAGTTTTGACCTATCGCCGTGTTCAGCATTCTGGTAATCTTCCAGAATTTTTACCTTCAAGTCACTAGGTATGCATTCTAAATCAATTAGGGTTTTATTCCGTTGATAATTTCTTAGCATCTCATCTGAACAATAGTCAGTTGGTTCTAAGTCAATCCACGTTTCTAACTTTTTCTTAGTTAGTGGTTTTTGTCTTAACTCATCAACGAAAGTGTTATCTGGTGAAAGGAAATTTGGAACGCCATCACTCCTGTCACCCTTTAGCACATGTTCCCTTATATATATGTCGGGATTAATATCCTTTATGAATTTCTTCACTGTAGGAGAATATTGTTGTACATTGTTATATTTGTGCAACTGTATAAAATCTTTATCGCCAGACAATATAAGGATATGCTCAAACTCACTTGGAGTTTCAGCAACATGTTGGACGATGGCTGCAATGCAATCATCTGCTTCTGCACCTTCGACCTCTAATACTTTATAGGGAAATGTTTCTTTGATTTCATCTCTAATATTATTCAGAGTTTCAAAGATTGTGTTCCAATCAAGTCCAGAGTTTGCTCTGTCCTTTTTTCGGTTTGATTTGTAGTTGGGGAAGTAATCCCTTCTCCAATACTTTTTGCTATCATAACAAAGAACCATTTCACCAAAGGCTTCATGGAATCGACTACGGTATCCTCTTATAGAATTTAACACCATATGTCGAACTAGATTTTCATCTAATTCATTGTCACGTTTTGAACCTAGTTGCATCATTAGATTACTAATGGTAACTTGGTTCATATCAACTAATATCATAATTTGCTCACTTATATTTTATATCATTATATAGTATACTTTAAAAGCACCCATATGTCAATAGATTTTACTCTTCATC